ATGCAATTAATGCCATTCCTGTTAATCCTCAACTCGAAACGCTTCTTAAAGCAAAGCGGTATGATTTATTGAGTCATTGGTACAGTCTTCGTTATAAAGTGAGCAGATATTGGCCTTCTATAAAAATCTGTCTTCGGAACAAGTATAAGATAAAGGATGCTTCGATGTGGTTTGATTATTTGGACTTGCTTACACATTATCATAAAGACTTGCATAACGCTTACTATGTTTGCCCTACGAATCTGAAAAGAGCCCATGACTTATATGTGGCAAAGAAAAAGCGTGATGATGAAAAGGTACGCAAGGCACGTGATATGCAGCGTTTGCTTAAACTAAAGAAATATGCCGAAGACTACATTAAGGAGAAATCGAAATTCTTTGATTTGAAACTGTCGGATGGTAAGATTGTGGTGATACCGTTGAAAAGCCTTGAGGAATTTAAGAAAGAAGGAGAAATTATGCACCATTGTGTCTTCTCAAATGAATATTTCAAGAAGAAGGATTCTCTTATCCTTTCTGCCCGGATAGGCAAGAAGCATATTGAAACGGTTGAAGTTAATTTAAAGACACTCAGTATAGTTCAGTCCCGTGGTGTCTGCAATAGAAATACAGAATACCATGATAGCATAGTAAAGCTGGTGAATAATAATATGAATTTGATACAGAAGTGCCTAAAGAAGGTTGCATAATTAGATAGTGTAATAATGCCAAGAATTAGAACTATAGTTCCGGAATTTTGGGAAGATGAAAGATTTTCGAATGTATCTCTTCCTGCTTGGCTGCTTTATATCGGCATGAAGAACTTTGCTGATGATAGCGGCGTCATTCTTGCGAATGAGGTTATCATTAAGTCGAAAGTTTTTCCTGCCCGCGAAGACATTCGTAAGCAGCAGGTTTCTGGGTGGCTGAAAGAGCTGATTGAGAACTCCGTCCTTGTACCTTTTACATACGAGAACAAAAGCTACTACGTGATGGACTTTTCCAGCGAACGCATCGACAAACCGCAAAAGTCAAAAATTCCGGAAGAAGTTATAGAAAAGGCTCTTCTTTCCGCCCAAACAGGAAATTCGGGAACATTCGAGAATATTCCCGAAGAATCGGGAACGGTAGAGAATATTCCTGCTGGAAAGGATAGGAAAGGAAAGGAGAGTAAAGGAGAGGATGGGAGTATTACGCGCACGCGCGAGGAGCCCCCACCCCCCGAGAGTGAGAATTTTAAAAAGTTCAAGGCTTGGATTGATGCAAACGCTCCTAATGTGGGTAAATTGAAGGAGCCGTTTACAGAAGCTCAGTTTGAACGGATAAAACAAGATTTCCCCATTGAGGTAATCGAGAATACTTTGCGCTCCATGCACAATTACCGTGAGCTGTTGAAGAAATACGTCAGCGCAAATTTGACATTCCGAAAATGGGCAAAAAAGGATATGGAAGATGGAAAATACAGAAAGACAAATGGTGGTGGTACGGCAGCCGGGGGAAACTCGAATGTTAGCGACGATTACAAAAGAAACATTCTTGAGAGAATTCTCGGTTCCGGCGGTACAGGTGGCATGCAGGGCGGTTAATTCTTACCCGGCTGTATTTAGTGCCAATACACCTGCGTTGATTGAGATAGAGCAAGCATACGGTTATGATTGCCTTCAAGCATACTTGGAGGGATGGCTTGTTAATCTGCGTGAGTTTGTGAATGTAGGCAAGAAGATGACGGATGCCCAAACTTTTGAAACTGCCATGATAATCTTACAGGATTATAAGTTTCTGACTATAGCAGATATAAATTTGCTCTTTAAGCGCGCCAAAAGCGGCTATTACGGCAATTTATATGACCGATTGGACGGGCAGATAATACTTGGGTGGTTTCGTAGGTATTTTTCCGAACGCTGTGGTGCAGCCGAGGAAGAATCTATAAATGAAGCTTCCAGATATAAATCAGACCCTTATGATAGGACCTGTGAACGGTTATCGGAACGTGAGCATGAATTTAAGAAATGGAGAATGAAACACTTTACAGATGGAAGAAGATAAAAGAATACAGGCTGTTAGCATTTTGGATTATGGCTACTGTGATTGTTTGTACGGTGTTTTACTTTGGATTGTATTGGTATTTAAATTATCTAATAGCAAAATTATGAAAGCGATATTAAAAGCGACCGGAGAAACAGTGGAGGTTAATTCTTCAGGTACGATGAGTATTTCATGTGGAGCATACTGTACGAATGACGGTCGGACGCTACCGGCTACAGCACTCGAATTTGAAAAGGTTATAGACTGGGAACAACGCAGGTATGAAATAGCAAAAGCTGCTATGCAAGGGCGATTAAGTAATCAGTATGGAGATGTACTGGTTGGAGAGAGAGATTTTGAGGGGGTTGCTGTAAGTTCTGTGGAATTTGCCGATGCGCTGATTTCAGAATTGAAGAAAGATAAGGCATAAAAAAGCGGCCGATACACCACTACCGACCGCCAGTAAGCTATAAAGCTTTCTTAGAACACACAAAGATAACAACTTTATAGCTTATGGCAAGTGCATTAGTAGAAAAATATATAGGACGGAGATATGAACGCTGGTTGGACTATGCGGTCTATCATTGTGGCTTGGCCGGTATTCCGGATGAGGCTAACGACGTGTTGAATGAGGTGCTTTGTTCTTTGCTGCAAAAGGATGATGCTAAACTGCAGCAACTTCTTTCCGCAAAGAAAAACGGCTGTACGGAATTGGATTTCTTTGTGTTGAAGATGATAAAACTGAATGTAACTTCAGACACTTCACCTTATCGGAGCAAATATCGTCCAATGCCGGTGGATCAGAACGTGGACTATTCGCGGTTGGAAATTGAGGATGTGAAAGAAGAATCAGTCGATAAGAACGAACTTCTTCTTAGTCGTTTCCATCAGGTACGCGATGTATTGCAGGATTTGGACTTGAGTCCTTTGGCGCGAAGGGTCTTTGAATATCGTTTTTTTGAAGATGCAAATTTTTCGGACTGGCCGGGAAAGGAATCTTTAAAGCAGCTTTATGAAATCTATAACAAAGTACAGGAACTGATTCGAAAGAAAATTGCAGGGGAGTCTATATTTTAATCGAAAAACGAAATTGCTATGTCTAAAGTAAGTGAGATTAAGTTAGACCCCCGCAATTATCGTATTCATGGAGAAGAAAACAAACGTCTTATTCGTAAGAGCCTTACGGAGTGTGGGGCCGGACGTTCTATTCTTGTGGATAAAAACGATATTGTCATTGCCGGGAATGGTGTCTATGAACAAGCCCAGGAACTTGGGTTAAAAGTGCGTGTTATCGAGTCTGACGGTACGGAATTAATCGCTATTAAGAGAACCGACCTATCAACAAAAGATGAAAAGAGGAAGCTGTTGGCATTGGCTGACAATCGTGCTTCCGATTCCTCCCAATTTAATTTTGCCGCTATTGTAGAAGATTTCTGCTTGGAAGAACTCAATGATTGGAATATGGACCTACCATTTGATGAAATTCCTACCGATATTGAGGGCTTCTTTGAAGGTGCTGATAAGGTAGAGCATAAAAAGAAAGTATTGGTTTGTCCATATTGTAACAAAGAGATAGAGGTATGATTCTTTATCTTGCTGGATATAAGCCATGTGCCAGAAGATGGTGCATGGATACATCGGATATATATCTTCTTAGTTCCTTTTGGGAACACAAATCCGGCAGATATGGCAACTATGTGCTCCAAGAAAAGCATATTCTTGATAGTGGCGCTTTTTCTGCCTTTTCTGGAAATAATAATGGATTTGACTGGGATAGCTATGTAAGAAAGTATGCTGATTTCATTCTCAAAAATAATATCCAAAAGTTTTTTGAACTTGATATTGATGTTGTTGTCGGGTTGCGTAAGGTTGAATATTACCGTCGTTACTTGGAAGATAAGACAGGGCGGAAACCTATTCCCGTGTGGCATGCTTCAAGAAAAAGGGATTATTTTCTACGTATGTGTGAAGAATATCCTTATGTGGCTATCGGTACGACTTCCGCAATGGAAGAAGGTAGAAGAATCAGACAGAATCCTATGATTCTGAAATGGTTTATAGACCAGGCCCATAGTGCCGGTATCCGTATTCATGGGCTTGGCTTTACAAGCTCCAAGTATCTTCCATACCTTAAGTTTGATAGTGTTGATAGTACGACATGGCTATCCGGTGCCCGATATGGACAGATATATAAGTTTGATAACGGTCAGATGCAATGCTACGATCCGCCAAAAGGGATGAGAGCCAGGCATCATGATTTGGTGAATAGACATAATTTTAATGAATGGATAAAATTTCAAAAGTATGCAGAAGAGTTCTTATGAAAAGAAAGTCCTCCTATATTCAGGGGGCATGGATAGCTGGCTTATAGACAAGATTTGGAAGCCTGATGTGAAATTATACGTGGATATGGGTACAAAGTATTCACAAGAGGAAATAAAGCGCCTTCCTGCTGATGTTGTAGTGGAGAAACTAAACCTTTCCAAGTGGGAACGGGAAGATAAGATAATTCCGTTGCGGAATATGTACCTTATCGGGATTGCCACTAATTATGGGAATGAAATTTGTCTAGGTGCTACGGCCGGGGACCGGGTGCTTGACAAATCTCCGGTATTTGCTGATATCTATGAGCAGTTATTGAACTATCTTTATCAGAAACAGCATTGGACGGAAGAAAGGAAAATCAAAATAAATCTGGATTTCAAGCGATACACAAAGGCTGAACTCGTTAGGGCTTTTGTTACGCAAGGTGGCGATATGGATGAGGCCTTTTCTTCATCGTTCAGTTGTTATACTCCGGAGCATGGGAAAGAATGTTGGAGTTGTAAACCGTGTTTCCGCAAGTTTATAGCCTTTGCCCTGAATGGCTATCCTTTTACTGAAGATATTATAGATAGGAATGTATCTTACATCAGAAAAGAAATTCTTCCTTTGATAGAATCCGGAACTTATGGCCGGAAACAAGAAGAAGATGAAATAATGCAGGTATTGTCATTTTATAAATAGTTATTATGTACACAGTTAGAAAACGTATTGAAATATCAGCTTCACATAGTTTGAAGTTGTCTTATGAGAGCAAATGTGAGAATTTACATGGGCATAATTGGGTAATCGTGGTTTGGTGTCGGGCAAAACAGTTGAATGATGATGGTATGGTTGTAGATTTTACTCACATAAAACAAAAGATTCAGGAACAGTTGGACCACCGTAACTTAAATGAAGTGCTTTCATTTAATACGACAGCGGAGAATATGGCAAGATGGATTTGTGAACAAGTTCCGGCTTGTTTTAAAGTAATGGTGCAGGAGTCGGAAAACAATATAGCATGGTATGAAAAAGGTAAATGAAATATTCTACAGCATACAGGGGGAAGGTTATCATACCGGAACCCCGGCTGTTTTTGTCCGTTTCTCCGGATGTAATTTGAAATGTCCTTTCTGTGATACGCAGCATGAAGACGGTATTTTGATGTCCGATGAGGAAATCTTGTCGGAAGTAGGGAAATATCCGGCAGTGATGGTCATACTGACGGGCGGAGAACCTTCGCTTTGGATTGATAGGGAGTTTGTAGACCGTCTGCATCGGATAGGTAAATATGTCTGTATAGAAACTAACGGGACGCGCTCCTTACCGAATAATATAGATTGGGTAACTTGCTCACCGAAAGAAGGAAGTAATGCTATTGTTGTTAATCCTCATGAAATAAAAGTAGTCTATACTGGGCAGGATTTATCAACCTATGAAGAAATGACAGCAGCTGTATATTATTTACAGCCATGCTCTTGTCAGAATACAGAAGAAGTTATTGATTATATTAAAAAGCATCCCAAATGGAAACTAAGCTTACAGACCCAAAAGATATTGAATGTGCGATAAGAAATATCCTTTCGTACATTGGTGAGAATCCTAATCGAGAAGGACTTGTTGGCACTCCGGATCGTATTTTAAGGATGTGGCAAGAGATATTTCGTGGATATGACCCTGAACAAAAGCCAAAGATTACTGTATTCCCGAATGGCAAGGATGGTTTATCTTGTGGTAGTGTTGTGTCTGATTCCGGTACATATTATTCTATGTGCGAGCATCACATGATGCCTTTCTTTGGTAAGTATTGGTTTGCATATATCCCTAATCCTAAAGGAAAGATTCTTGGCATTTCTAAAGTGGGCCGTGTGGTAGATTACTGCGCTGCCCGCTTACAGATACAAGAAAGATTGGCGCAAGATATTGTTGATATGATAAGGAATGCACTTGGTGATGAATATCCACCTTTAGCTATAGGTATAGTATTGGAGGGAGAACACTTGTGTAAAACCATGCGTGGGGTAAAAAAACAGGGAAAAATGCGTTCTTCTTTCTATTTTGATAATGGAGGCTTGCCCGAATTAAAGGATGAGTTGTCTCAATTTGTCAGTTTTGGTTAGTTATTGGTTATGACAGAAAAGAAGAATTCAGCAGAAAAAAAGAAAAGAGGACGTAAATCGGATTACAAAGAAGAGTATTCCGACCAAGTCCTTAAACTCTGTCTGCTTGGTGCGACAGACAAGGAAATTGCTGAATTCTTCTCTGTTTCAGAACAGACAATCAATAGTTGGAAAAAGAAATACCCTGAATTTCTTGAGTCCTTAAAAAAAGGAAAGAATTTGGCTGATGCCAATGTAGCTTCTCGCTTGTATAATCGTGCTATTGGTTACTCATGCAAAGCAACTAAATTCGCTACATCTGATGGGCGTATAACTGACCAAAAGGAGTATATAGAACATTATCCACCGGACACAACGGCTGCAATATTTTGGTTGAAGAACCGACAGCCGGAAAAATGGCGCGACCGTAAAGAAGTTGATACCAATGTGAATTTAGGTGATGAACTTGAAAGTATGACCGATGAACAGTTAATAGCTATAATACGTGGCGAACAAGAGTAAAAGCAACCGGGAAATTCTTATAAAGCGTGCGAAGGCAGTAACAATTCTTCGCAAGCGGGAAGCTCAGAAAGATTTCTGGGCTTTCTGTTTATACTATGACCCGAAGTTTTTTGCAAAGCGTTTATTCCTGAAGAAAGTTGCAGAAGCTTTTATGCGTGTATATGAGTCATACTCTGCCGGCATAATCTATCGTCTTGCAGTAAGTATGCCGCCACGTGCAGGAAAGTCTTATATTTCATCTTTGTTTATCGCATGGATGCTCGGGCATTTTCCGGAAGAATCAGTTATGCGTAATTGCTGTTCTGATACATTGTACAATAAACTTTCCTATGATGCCCGTGATATTGTGAAGTCCAAACGTTTTCATGAGATATTTCCGGATATTTATCTTAAAGGTGATAAACAGAATGTGAAGAGCTGGAATGTTGAGGGAGCCCGTCAGGTTTCTTATTTTGGCGGTGGTGTTGGTGGAACTGTTATCGGTTTCGGTGCATCCATGCTCGCCATGACGGACGACTTGTACAAGAGCTTGGAAGATGCCTTATCCGATAATAATAATGAAAAAGTATGGTCATGGAAACAAGGTACGCATGATTCTCGTATAGAGGGTAACTGTTGTCTTATTGACATTGGTACACGCTGGTCTGCCAATGATGTACTTGGGCGTTTGGAAGAAGCAGGGAAATATAATGAAATCATCCGTATTGCTGCTCTTGATGAAAACGAACGGTCCTTCTGTGAAGATGTACACACGACCGAATATTACCTTGAATTGCGCTCGGAGACAGACGAAAGTATTTGGATGGCCGAGTATATGCAGGAGCCATTCGAAGCAAAAGGTTTACTATTTCCGAAGTCTTCCCTTATGCGCTTTAAACTCGCCGATATTGCAGGTAAAAGACCCGATGGTACTATTGGCGCTTGTGATACTGCGGATAAAGGTGATGATGATTTCTGTGCACCATTCGCAAAGGTATTCGGACCGAAATACTTTATCACAGATGTATTATTTACCAAAGACCCGGTTGAGGTTACGGAGCCACGCTTGGCACAAATGGTAATAGATACCGAATGCGACCAGTTACGTATCGAGTCAAACAATGGTGGGCGTATATTCGCTATCAATGTGCGTAAACTTGTTACCACGAAAAGAAAGTCCTGTCTTATCCAAGCGCGTCCTACTACTCAGCATAAAGAAACTCGTATTCTGATGAAAGCCGGCTGGATAAAAAAGCATTGCGCATTCCTCGATGAAACAGAATACACTAAAGGTTCTGACTACGGGCGTTTTATGAAAGCTCTTACAAATTATAAGCGTGAGGGGGATAATGCTCATGATGATGCACCGGACGGATGCACCATTCTTGCAGAGTTTGCCGAGTCAATCGGACTGAATTTCAAAAAATCAACACGCAAAGTAGGACGCGGATAAAATTACTACATAAAGAATGTTGTGATTATATCCCCAATAAACCATAATAATAGATTTTCTCTACTTTGTTCTTGATATAAGAACCATTTGATTGTATTGGTTATTCTTTTAAGTCTTTTCATATTCTTCTTTTTTGAAGAATAGAGTTTTTGTATGTATGGTAGGGGATTTATAGTTGAGGTGAAATACAATAGGGGGATATATTTTAAGAGAAAAGTATATGCCAGGAATATCCGAAATATTGAGTAATGACGACTTTTCTCGAATAGTCAGTGATTTATGTGTAGATACCATAGAAGATAGAGACCCCAAAGAATATTTGGAGGAATATAACGGAGAACGCCGCCGTCGTAAAACTTCAGTAGGTTTTCGTGAACCTAAAAAAGTGGCTGTATATTCAGATACAGAGTTTGAAACAGACCCAAATACTGGCGAAGAAAAACCAAAACGTTTGGAAGATAAGACTGTGCCGGTTGCTAAGATTGTAACTAATATCCCAAAGAAGATAGTACGTACAGCAGCAGCTTTTTTGTTCGGTGGGGATATGATTGTATCGGCAGATAATATGGATGATGATAGCTTGCAAGACTTCAAGCAGGTATTTGTCCGTAAGCTTAAGATGAAATCAGTCTTTATGAGATTTGCTCGTATTGTACTATCTGAAACCAAAGGGGCGATTGTCTTTTATCCTGTAACGAAAAGCAATATTAAGGGAACGGATAAGGATGGAAATCCTGTCTTTAAAAAAGAAGTCGTATTAAAAGCCAAAATATTATCAACACCAAAGGATGATAATGTAACCAATGAATTTTACCCGCATTTTGACGATGATGATGATATGGATGGCTTCATTCATAAATACACAGCTATGGTTAATGGCAGAAGTTGTGAATGCGTGAAGATTTATACCGCTAATGAGATTATAACCGGAATCAATGATGGGCAGTGGGTTATAACAAAGGATAAGAATCTATTCGGGAAAATTCCAGTTGTCTATGCTGAGGTAGACCAACCGGACTGGGAAGATATAGCAGTTCTTATGGATGCGTATGAAATGCGCCTTTCTCGAATGTCAGATACTAATGACTATTTTGGAGACCCTATGCTAAAGACTTACGGCCAGACCAATTTACCTTCAAAGGAAACGGTAGGAAAGGAGTTGAATTTCTCCATGGAAGTGGACCCGGATACCGGAACTGCTTATCATGGTGATGCAGAATATTTATCCTGGCAGCAGTCTATTGATTCTCAGAAAGAGGAAATCGCAAACGAAAGGCATGAGATATTTTCCGGTGCTTCTTGCCCTGACCTCTCCTTTGACAACCTTATCGGTATAGGTGATTTATCCGGAGTGGCTCGTGAGTTTATGACTATTGACGCAAAGATAAAAGCTACGGAACAGATGGAAATATTCGGTCCGGTGGTACAGCGTTGTGTGGCAATCGTGCAGGCTGGTATGGCCCGTATTTCCCATATCAAAAACGCTGGCGCAATAGAGGGAAATTATTTCGAGGTGAAGTTCGGTTCAATCTTGCCCAAGAACCTTACGGAAATTTTGCAGAACTTGGCTATTGCAAACGGTAATAAGCCTATTAATTCGCAAGAGACCATTACTGCAGAATCTCCTTATACAAAGAATGCCAAGCAAGAGACTGCAACCATGAAGAAAGAAGAAAAAGAAATGGCACAAAACAGCAATCCTTTTGGTGCTACATTTCCTGCTAATCCAGATGAATGATGAAACGTAAAGGGCTTTCCTTTTATGATAGTCAGCATTTGCAAAAAATGTTGGTGCAGCAAAATGATATAACAGCTATCTTTAATCGTTTTATTGCTGCTATTTCCCCTTATCTTCAACAATGGGCAGATAAGGGGAAAGATAGTGTATGGGTAAGAAACCAGTCAATAGAAAAACGTATTGATAGGGAGTTGGTAAAGTTACAATCTGACCTACTTGCCAATATTACTCAATTCCAAATGGACGCATGGAAACGTTCTGAACTAAAGAATGATGATTTTATTTCAAGGTATATTGAGGGATTGGCTATCAGTACAGCTATAAAAGAAGGGCTGTTTGCTCATAATGCCAAAGCTATGTTGCAGCTAAAAAAAGGTATGGATATTAGGGGAAATGCCTTATCTGACCGTGTGTGGAATATTGCGGAGTTGGCAAAAGAGCAACTGGAGTATTATCTTGCATCCGGAGTATCGGTAGGCCGTAATGCCGGGCAGATAGGCCGGGATGTGCGCCAACTTCTTAAAGAGCCGGATAAACGTTTTAGGCGTGTGCGTGATGCAAATGGGAAACTGATTTTATCTCAGCCTATGAAAAATTATCATCCTGGCCAAGGTGTGTACCGTAGTGCAAGTATGAACGCATTGCGATTATCCTCTACGACAACCAATATGGCTTATCGTGCAGCAGATTATGAACGATGGAATGGTCAGGACTTTGTTTTGGGCATAGAGATAAGACGGTCTGATAGTAATCGAGGACCGTGTGCACTTTGTGATTCGATGGTTGGCAAATATCCGAAAACATTTAAATTCACAGGGTTTCATCCATTTTGCATTTGTTATGCGACTCCAATAGTTATGGAACCGGAAGATTTGGCCGAGTATTTGGTAAATGATACGATACCGGAAGAACTTGTTGTGAAAGATATACCTCAATCGGCTAAAGCTTGGGTAAACAAGAACCTTGAAAGGGCTAAAGGATGGAGCAATGAACCCTATTTTATTCGTGATAACCGGCAGTTCTTTGGAGAGTTGAAAACCAATATTTATACATTGGAAGAAAAGAAGTTTACCCGCACAAGAAGCACATCTGTATCGATGCAGCGTGCTATTGATTTTCTTTCAAAGGAATATCCGAATATTTCTAATACAAGGTTGGCCGCTATACATCATTATACTAAAGCCGGAGGCAACTATCGACAATTAAATAAGCAGTTGTATAATGAGAACCTTAGCGAGTTTAATAAAGCTGCCGCAACATTAATTCGTGAAGGGTTGAATTTGTTGCCAACATTTAAAGGCATTACGTATCGTGGTACTATAATAAAGCGAAAGGAATACGAAGCTTTGTATAAGGATAAAAAAGAGGTTTCCCACAAGATATTTACATCATGTAGCAAATCTCCGGAAATAGCTGATATGTTTGCGAGTTATCGCCCTTTGAAAAGAAATGAAGTGAGCATAGTTTTTAGGATTCAGGGTAAAAATGGAAAGGATATATCGAAAATCTCGGAATTTAACGGTAAATTTGTAGAAAAGAATCAATATGAAATACTTTTTGCCACTAATACAAGATTTGAGATAATATCAATATCGGAGCAGGAAGATAAGATTAATATTAAATTGAAAGAGCTATGAGCAAGGAACCGAAAGTACCGGAAGTTACAGATGAGCTTCGCCAATATTGGAAAGAAAGATCAGAAAAGATTCTCAGAAATTACGAAGCAGGGAAGTATGATGAGAACGATGAAGTAATGATGGCTTCCGTTAAGTGGGCAAGGTTAAGCATGGAGGAAAAGGAAGAGGGATATAAAAAGTATTACTTTATGTTTGACCGCTGGCAGGCGGAAGCTGACGCCATGTGTGGATATGATGAAGACGATGAAGATTAGTATTTAAAGTTTATTTGAATATAGGCTATCCGGGTGCGGGTAGCCTTTTTTTATGGTAAAAATCCTGCTCCAATATATTTTAAAGCAAAAAGACTATGGAAATTTTAGTTGCAATTAAAAAAGCTTTAAAGAAAGCAGGTATTCCAGAGAAATATGCTGCAAAGGTAAAAGCCTTGTTTAATGTTGAGAGCGAGGAAAATCTGGAAAACTATGTCTCTCTTTTTAAGGATAACATTCTTCCGGATTTGGAAGCAAGCGAGCAGAACAAACAGAATGTTATCAATAATGCTATTGCTGAATATGAAAAGGAGCATGGTCTGAAAGATGGCAAGCCTATAGAGGGAAAGGGCAAAAAAGGGAAGAAAAACAAAACGGTCGTTGACGACGATGACGATGATGTAGATGATGATTTGGATGATCTTCCGCCTGCTTTCAAAAAGATGCTTCAAGCCCAGCAAAAGCAAATCCAGACCTTAACGGATAATATTTCCACCTTAACAAAAACTGTTTCCGATTCCGGCAAAAACGCGTCTGCTAAGGCATTGTTTGATGCGGCCAAGTTGCCGGAAAAATGGTTTAAGCGTATTGATGTAAATTCCGAAACATCTGTAGAAGACCAAATTAAGGAGCTTCAAGAAGAATATAAGGAAATTCGCCAAAGCGCAATATCCGATGAAGTGGATGCAGGCAATTATCGCCCGTATGTAGCACAGCCCAAAGACCGGACAGAAAAGGAATGGTTGGAAATCATGAATAAAGATGAGGGTACTGGGGATTCCAACGGGGTTGCCAGTCTCGGTATTGATTAATAATTAATCCATTGTAGCTATGTTTTTTAAGAAAGAAAAAGAATTTCAGTACCATCCTGCGGTCATAAAAATGCTCGAGGATGTTGTCGGTGGCGGTACCATTGTTCGCGCTGATTTAAGAACTGCGATTTTTGATGGTATGCCATTGGACGAATTGCCGCCATATTGTGTTGTCGGCAAAGATGAAAATGGAGGATATCGTGTAATCAAGACTGCTTTGGTTACAGAAGCTTTGGAAGCAGAGGGAACGACTGTGAAAGTCAATAAAAACCATCTGTTTGCTGTTGGGGATTTTGTTACTGTTGGAGGAGACTTAAAAGGTGCATCCGATAAGATTACAGCCATAGATAAGAGTAATGCCGGATATGATGTTATTACTCTTGAAGCCAAGATTGGCGCAGCAAAGGTAGGTCAAGTATTGGTCGGGGTAAAAGAGAAGACTACGGCAGGAAAGGCAACTCTTGTTACAAGTTCATCTGAGTTGGTGATAACCTTGTCAAAAGTTGATTTGACTGTTGCTAACCAATCATGCGGCTTAATGGTGCGTGGAACCATTAGTGAAGGTAATATGCCCTTCCCTATCGATGCAGGCTTGAAGGCTTTGATGTCGTTAATCAGATTCGTAAACAAGAAATCATAATTGATTTATGGAAAGAAGTTTAATTAAACAAGTAAACAAGAAAAACATGAGCGCCCGTTTAAACTCGCGCCATGTAAAACCAATGTATTACCCTAATTTCTTTACTCCCAAAAGAGTTACAAGCTTGAAATGGGAAACATTGGTTGGAGAGAAAGGTGCTCCGGTAATTGCCGATGTCGTTTCTTTTGATTCTTCCGCTCCGGAGAAGACGCGGGAAGTAATCAGCAAAATGTCCGGTGATATTCCAAAAATAGCTGTAAAGCGTGGCATGAACGAAAGCGACTATCAGGAATATAAGAATCTGGAACGTGATGCGCAAGGAGATGCAGAGCAAATGGAGTTGCTGAATCTTTCTTTTAAAGACCAGGATTTTGTGTATAATGCAGTGCGTGGTCGTGTAGAATGGTTGTCTATGCAGTATATGAGCCGTGCAGGATTTAACCTATCTGCGAAAAATAATAACGGTATTGTAACCACTGAATTTGTAGGCTGCGGTATGCCGGAAAAGAATAGAAAGAAATCTTCTGCAGATTGGGCTGATGCAGCAAAAGCTGATGGTTTGCAGGATATTGAAAACGTGCTGACGGATGCAGCAGCAGTAGGCAATAGTTTGCGCTATATTATTATGCTGACATCAGATTTTACATTGTTGAAGAAACAGAAAGCTACCATTGATAAAATTAAAGGTTGGATTAATCAGACCTCCAAGGTTGTTATTACAAAGAAAGTTATCAACGAGTATTTGGCAGAACAGGAGAATCCGGCACAGATTATTACTATCAATCCGGCTGTGCGTATTGAAGATGCAAACCACAAACGTACTACTGTTTGCCCATGGAAGAAGCACCGTATCTGCTTCCTTGAGGATTTGAATGTTGGTAATATCCAGCACGGTCCTATTATGGCTGAAAATTCGGAGTCTTTGAAGAAGAAAGCAATCATGGTAAAGAAAGACTTTATCTTGGTTACAAAATTCTCTACTGAAGAGCCGTTCAAGGAGTGGACCAAGGCTGAAGCTAATGCCATTCCTGTAGTCAATGACCCGGAAGCTATGTATATCTTGCAGGCTGACGGTAAGGAATGGCCGTCAGACGAAGCAACAGAAGGTACGGATAATATTCCTGCTAAGTTCTTGGGTCAGGAAGTGGAGGATGAAAACTTAGAACCGGGTGACGAAGAATAATACAGTTATGGCAACAATCAGAGAAACGATACTGGAATATCCCTCTATTGGAGATATGGAAGGCTTCTTGGAAAAGGTAGTATTTGTAAAGCGTGGTATTAATCCCGAAGAACAATGTACTACTGATAATATAAAGCAAGTTGGTCTATGTGTCGCTGATACGTATGCCATGCTGATAAATTCTCCGGATTTCACGGAAAACAAGTTATCTATCTCTCATCCCCGCTCTTACTATATACAGACTGCAAAGCAGTTATATATTGAGAACGGGGAGCCTGAAAAGGCTGCCAAATTAGGAAAGAAAATCATTATTAGGGGAAGGGCAAGGAACGCATGGTAACCAGATATCCTCATACTGCCTTGATAACTTATGAAATTGGCGGAAAATTAGTCAATGGTGAGTGGGTTGATGGAGAAACAAAAACTCTGTCAGTAAAGGGAAGATATGATTCCGTTAGTGATGGGCGTATAGTTATGAAGAAAAACAGCCTTGGCGACGAAAAGCAAGTACATGGCTATTTCTATACTAAAGTCCGTCCTGATATTGATGTTAAATATTTGCGTTTACAAGTTCCTTCTCTTAATGTTGATGTGGATATAATTTGCTGGGAACCGTATCAATCCCATTCAATTATAAATGTATGAAATCAGGACTGACACCTTTGTTTTCGGATGCGGATATAGACCGCTGGTTTGACAAATTCCAAGAACGAGCAGAAGAAAGGATTTTTAGATTACTTTCTGCTGCCGGAGAAAAATTTGTAGAAGTGGCCCGTAAATCGGGTAACTATACAGACCGCACAGGCAATCTTCGTTCTTCTGTAGGCTATATAATAGCTATGGATGGAGAAACCGTTTCTGAAAACTTTGAGAAAAGCGGTAAAGGGAATGACGGTGATACTGGTATTTCCAAAGCCAGACAGTTGGCCGAAGATATTTCTTTGGCTTATCAAGGCAGTTACGTACTGATTGGTGTTGCCGGTATGGAATATGCGGTTCATGTTGAAGCCAAAGGAAAAGATGTGGCTACTACGGGATATATCCAATGTCAGGAGTATTTGCGTAAGGCATTGATTAGGGTATTTGAAAAAATCTAGTTTATGGATGAATTTGATGTAATAGATTTCGTATATGAAGCGATAGAAGCTGCCGGTACTGGAATTGCCATATATAAAGACAAATCTGAGGCCGGTGTTAAGGACGAACATATCGTAATTAATCATCTATCATTAACGGAGTTGGATTTCATTAATAAAATCCCTGTAAATGTGAATGTGTTTGTTCCTTTGAAGCATAATGGAATGTATCAGCGTCAACGTATGAAAGAGTTAAAACGTATGGTGCGTAAGGCTCTTGCTTCGATAAATAGTGATGATGGCAATTGTAGAGAAATAGAGGATTTTCTAAGTATTCCGATACCGGATTTAAAAGAGGGATTTATGTGTACTAATATTCGATTTAATGTAAAAGTGGATAATTGATTATGCCAGAAACAAAAACGGTAAGGCCTATTGCTATGGGCGTAGGCGCGATTAGAATTGCAGATGTTGGTGATGGAGTGCCGGGAACGGATTTTACCACACTTCCCTTACCCACCAAAAGTAGTGTTGCTTTCAACTTTGCAGACCCTAAGGAAGTGAAGATAGACATTGAAGGCAGCACCGAACCATTATATGTGGAATTTGTAAAAGATACCACTGATTATATTGAGTTCTCTATTCCTACTCCAAGTAATGATACAATAGCATTGCTTGCCGGTGGAACCGTTGACAAAGGGGAAGAATTATCTCCAAAGGATGTTTGGAATAAGCCTACGGATATTCCGTCAATCAATAAGACATTCCAATGCGAAACATTGCCCAAAAAAGGAAAGAAAGTAGTCTATACTGTTGTCAATGGTAAGATAGCAGCTAAGATTTCACAGGCTCCGGGCGCAGAACAGGCAGAGTTGTTATTGGTTCGTGTGTACGTACAGGCAGCTATTACAGAAAAAGGGGAAACCAAAACTGCCTTTATGCGTGAAGTTACTGATGCGGCGCCTAAAGCTAAGGCGGCCAAAACCGCATCCAAGTAATAACTATGGTTCTATATAGCTCAGTCGGCAGAGCGCATTGTATAATGAGGTCGGCGGTTCGAGTCCGCCTATAGAAACAAACTTTTGATGGATAGGGGCGAAACAATTCTATAATAGTCGCGAATATTATGGAGTTTTCCCGGAAGTACAACGGGATAGCCCCTTTGGATAAATTTATGAGCATAAAGAATTTGTTTAAATTGGAGTCGGCTTCCATAACGGAGCAACCAGTCAAGATACCATTTGATTTTAGCGAGAGAAAATCTATTCCGGCAGGAAAGGAAGTCGGGGATAGTATAGTCATACGTCCGATAACGGTTAGGACATGGTTTAAGTTGCGACCTCTTTTGCTTGAAATAGATCCGGCAGACCTTGATAAGATGATTGTCAAGTCTGATGAGCCGACTAGTGATTTTCCGGTTATGATGGATAAGTATGGAGAGCTGCTTCTTGATATTGTATGTTTGGGCATTCATAATAAGCCGTCGGAGCCACCGGCATGGTTTCGCAATGTTCTTATAGATAATTCCACATGGGAAGATATACGAATACTTCTCAATGCCATATTCTTTAGAATAGGTTACTTCCCTTTTTGCGACTCTATCACGATGCTTCAGAACGTGAGCCCATTGGGAGAGACGGAGATAATAGCCGCTCAGAAGAATCTGCAAAGTTGGCAGGATACAGTCAAGCAAGATTCTTAGTTATAGTGCATGATTCGTTAGGATTGACTTATATGGAAACAATGGAAAGCAGTTATTCCTTGATTGAAATAATGATGCAGGAATATGCTTCTGTGATGAAAGAAAGAAACCGGACAGTTGATGAAGATGGAGAAACCGAAGGGGTGGATTATGAATGGGTTGAGTTACCAAGTTTTGATGATCCGACAAAAACAATTCGAATGAAGAGGTACTATGATATTGAAGGCGCAAAAGCGAAATAATGCCTGTTTTTATATATTACAATGTTGAAACATTGTTTCATGTCTTGTTTTTAGAGGTTGATGCCCCGTGTCTGTGAAGATATGGGGCTTTCTTATATTTTAAAAATAAATGAATTATGGGTATTCAGAATAAAGATGGTGCATTATATTTTGCTACAGGCATAGATAATACCGGACTTTATAAGAGTCGTCGGGAAGCTATTGGTATAATAAAGGCGATGGCTGATGAAATTACATCGTTTGATGTGTTCGGAGGTATCGGTATCAGTGCAGGGATAGCCTTTGCTCGTGCGGCCAAAGAATCATACGATTTTGAAAAACGTTTTCAGAAAGCCATGCTTGAAGTTGCTACTCTTTCTAAAGAAGTAGACGGTAGTTTGACAGAATACATGAATCGTGTTATGGATATGATTCGTGATATTCCTATTGCCGGTGATGAAGCGGCTAAAGCATTGTATCAAATCGTGTCTGCCGGCCATGATGGAGCAAATGGTATGGAAATTTTAGAGGTGTCCGCTAAGGCGGCTACCGGCGGTCTGACTGAAACTGCAACGGCTGCTGATGCCATTACTACTATCTTGAATGCTTACGGTATGCAGGCAGATAAAGCAAAATCCGTGTCCGATAAGCTATTTACTACGGTTCGTTTAGGTAAGACCACGTTTGGGGAACTTGGCACAAGCATTGCCCAAGCAGCACCGATTGCTGCTTCATTTGGCATAAGCCTTGATGATGTACTGGCTGCTGTGGCTACTATAACTAAGCAAGGTGTACCGACATCGGAAGCCATGACAAAGATACGTGCTGCTATACTTGGTACAGCTAACCAACTCGGAGATGCAGCTTTCCAAGGCCGTACATTCCAAGAAGCATTACAGTTGATTTACGATAAAGCTGATGGTTCTGCAACCAAGATGAAAGAGTTGCTTGGTACTGATGAAGCATTGCAAGCTGCATTGGCTCTTACCGGAAAGAATGCCAAGGGAGCTTCTAAGGATTTGGCGGAGTTGGGAAATTCCGCTGGAGCTGCGGAAACTGCTTTTAAAAAGATGAATGATAGTACTGAAAATCAGTTGGTACTTCTTCGTAATAATATAACTGCGGCACTCCGGCCGATGGGCGAGGAAATAATGAAGCAAGTTGCCGATATTGCTGAAAGTTTCAATAATGCGTTTTCTAATGGGGATTTGGTAAACACATTATCTACCTTGCAAGATTTGTTGGTAGTAGGTGCTACGGCGTGGGGAAGCTATCGTGTTGCGGTATTGCTCGCTGCGCAAGCAGAGTTGTATCAACAAGGATTGGCTAAAGGGTGGACCCTATCGATGCAGCTTCAAGCAAACTGGCTTAATATAGTCAGCAAGGCAAAGGAAATACTTGCCATGAAAACAAAAGCATTGAATGCTATAATGGCTAAAAGTCCTTATGTGCTTATTGCAACAGCCATAACAGCTTTAGGATATGCTATATATAAGCATATAACATACGTTAGTGAAGCAGAGAAGGCAAATAGGAAATTAAATGAGTCTTATAATGAGTGTATAGCATTACAGTTGAAAGAGAAAAGAGAACTGGATGATGTATTTTCGGCATTGGCTCGCGCTAAGGAAGGGACAGAAGAAAGAAGGAAAGTGATAAACCTGATAAACGGACAGTATGGAAGTTATCTTAGTAATATGCTTACTGAAAAATCTTCTGCAGAAGAAATTAAGAGTGCTTATGACCGTATAAATGCTTCATTGAAAGAAAAGATTGCCTTACAGATACAAAACCAAGCTACCGATGAAATCGCTACATCTGGAGTAAAGAAGCAGGCTGATGAGTTGGAGAATTTACGTAAGGGGCTTTCACAATATTCAAACAACGATGGATTAGTAGAATTGACAGTTCAGAATATTGTAGATAAAGTGACAGAAGCTCAACGAGCCGGTATTGGAAATCGAAAAGTGTTTTGGGATTTACAACGAGAATTAGTAAATGGCATTGCCAAAGATGCAAAAGAATTAAATGATGAGGTTGTGGAGGCTTTGGATGAATATATCAGAAGCGTTTATTCGACCGAATATAATATCTATCAAGCAAAAAAGAGATTTGCTCCGTTTATCAAAGGTCTGACTTCTGTCAATACTGGTACGACCACTACGACTACTACGACAACCGGCACAACTGTGGTTAATACAGAACCGGATAAAAAAGATTATAAAGGCGATATTGAGAATGCAAAAAAAGAACAGGGAAAACTGTTTGAACAATTTTCAATGGATTTGCAACAGATGAGAATTGATGCAATGGAAGAAGGAGAAGAAAAGTATCAAGCTCAGCGCCGTTTGGATTTTCAGAAAGAGTTGTTTTCGATAAAAGAACATGGAGAAGCTTTGATAAAGGCTCAACAAGAAATCGAAAAAAAACAATGGGAGGAAAGGAATAAAGGTAAGAAGAATAATGAAAAGGGAGTTTTCAAGCCTACAACTACATCCATAGAGCAGTTACCACAAGAGCAGAAAGACTTATTGAGTAATATGTATTCTGAAGCTCAAGTTAAGAATCTGATGAATGAAGAAAAAATACTCAAGGAAAAATACGATGCCCTTATTGCCCAACTTGATGATTATAAGAGCCGCGAATACACTATAACCAAAGAATGGGATGAAAAGATTGCTCAAGCAGCAGGAAATGAGGAATTGGTAGATAAACTAACCAAAGGCAAAGAAAAAGCTTTGAATGAGTTAAATGCACAGATGTTGATGCAGTCGGATGAATGGGTAAAATTGTTCGGTGATTTGGATAACCTTACCATTTCCGAAATAGAAAATCTTATTCAGATAATCAAGTCGAAAGCTAAAGATTTGAAGCTGGACCCTATTAACCTGGATAAGGTCTTGGAGAAACTGAAAGATGCGGAGAATGAAATCAAATCCCGTAACCCGTTCCGTAGCTTGGTTAGTCATATAAAAGAATATCAGCAAGAGGCTGATAAGACTAAAAAGAAAGCATCCTTAAAAGAAATATTTGGTGATACTTCCGAAGTGCTTGGAATGGTGAACGAATGTTTTGATTCGGTCATAGGTGGTTTAAAGAATATGGGGTTAGCAGGGGATGAAGAAACCCAAAAGTTACTTGGAAGTATATCCAATATGGTTGGGTCGGCAGGTAAATTGGCCGATGGTATCGCTTCCATGAATCCGGCTACTATGATTTCAGGTGCCGTTGGGCTTATATCTTCTGCATTTGATGTCTTTGACCGAAGAAGTCGTAAGGCTAATCGGGCAATTAAACAACATCAAGAGAATGTGAAAAACTTGGAAAAGCAATATCGGCAGTTGGAACGTGAAACAGCCAAAGCTATCGGCAGTGAGAAATATAGCAAGCAGATAGAGCAGGTAAATAACTTGTATCAAAAGATAGCGGAAACTGAGGGTATGATAGCTGCAGAGCAAAGCAAAAGGTCTAAAAAACGTGACGACGGAAAGATTGCTGATTGGGAAAGCCAAATAGAGGATTATAGGGATAAGATAGAAGAACTCAGGCAGGGAATTATAGATGAATTATCAACGACTGATTTGTATTCATTTTCCAATGATATGGCTTCGAGTATTGTCGACGGATTATGTAATGGTCTTGATAACGGCAAAGAAGCTATACAAGAAAAGATAAATGACTTAATGAAGAGTATCATATCTAAGCAACTGGACGTTTTTGTAATCCAAAAATCGATGTCCGATATGTTTCAAAAAATGGCAGATGCTTTTAATGAAAACAGTGCCGGCGGTTTTGAACTTACCAATTGGGAAATAGACCAAATTGTTTCAGCAGGTCAGCAGGGAAAAGAACAGATATTGGGACAGTTGGGGCGTTATCAGGAGTTGTTGAAGAAGTTGGGACTTGTAAATAGCGAAGTTGAAGATAAAATAGAAAATGGCGTTACTGGTGAACTGCAGGCTGCGGTAACTGAGGGGACTGCTTCCCAGCTTGTAGGTCTATGGAATATGTCTGCTTTAGATATACGTTCTTTGCTTAATTTGAGCCATGAGCATTTTATAGAATGCCGGAAGCAGCTTGCCAATATAGCTAATATTTATGTGCAGATTGTTGAAATAAACAATAATACAAAAGCAACGGCAGATAATACCGAAACTCTTGTTGAAGAACTGAAAACGGGTATTAAATCATTAGAAACAAAGCTTGATGAAATAAGAAAAAACACTAAAAACTATAATGGTAGAGGATAGTATGGAACTGAAAGAACGAATTGCATTATTAGCGGGTGCTGCTGGAGCCTGCAGTGAAGGGTTACAAGAATTAGCAGCTACAAAGTCTAGGGTTGATATGCTCAGATGCTTTTTTGATAATATTAAGTTTTGCCTTTCAAGACACACTCCGTCAAGTGTATTTCTTCGCTCTAATTTTGGAGATATGATGCACGGACAAGGATTGTATGCCGATGAAACAGTAAATGTGAAAAACCAAAAGGAAATAGCCTTTGTAGGGAAGTGTTATGCCGTAGTGGAAATAACAGAACTAATGATGTGCCGAATATGGGCTGCTGATAGCACAAAGCTGAATATTCGGGCTTCCAATGGGGCACGCTTGATTATAGATGCTTTGGATACTGCAGATATAATCGTAGATGAATGCAGCGGTGCTCATATTACGGTTTATTTATATGGTAATGCAACTTGTACGGGAGCTGATTTAATAGTTCGGAAAGGAAACACTTATGAGTTATAAACTTGACGATATAGATATATCTTCTTATGATGCTTTCCCCTATGTAGGTCAGACAAAAGATTCAAAAGATTGTATTGCCATATCAGGAGTATTTGACCTTCCTAAGCGTAAAGGAACAACGGAATATAATTGGGGAACCAGTATTGAACCGTTTGTTGATGCAGAAGATATTGAACTGGATGGTCGGACTTTAGTTCTATCTTTGGTGGTTCGCTCTGAAAATGTAAAATCCCAATTAGATAAGCTAAAGAAGGCTTGTATTTCATGCAGGCGCTTATCGACCGGATTTGGTAGCTTCAATGTTATCTGTAAGGATGAGATTTCTGTAGAAGAATACGTTTCTTTAAATATGGCTATTGTGCAAGTGAAATTTTGGCAACAAAGCTATATTCCGGCAGAAATAGGAATTAATCCGTCAGGTGGGAATAATTACGTAATGGATGGTTATTCTTTAAATGCAGATTTTGGGATTTATGTATCTTCTCGTTCTGGTGTTGAGACTGTTGGAAAGCGGATAGAGATAGGTACAACTTTGCCATATATGCAAAATGAATACCGTGAGCCTACCACATTGACATTAAAATGTACTATGTTGGGAAATAGCCTGGAATGGTTGTATTCGAGCATGAGTCAGTTTTCGGCATTATGTATTAGTCCAGGACTCAGAAATTTGATTTTGAAAGGTAATGAACGTCTGGAGATATATTTTAAAGATGGAATAACCGTTACAGTGCGGACTAAGCATGTATTGGAATTCGATTTAAAATGTAGGGTAATGCAACAATGATTGACATCTTAGAGGTATATCGTGTAGTTTCTGGAATTGATACCAAGGTAGCCAGTATTGCATCTGATGATGCTATATTGGCTAATGGCATAATGAATAAGAATGAAGTATCGGTAACTGTGGTTACTGATACTATTCCTGATATTCAAGAGGGGGATTTTATAAGGGTTGGCGGAATAAAATATAAAATTAATCGTGCATCTGAATTTGCCGATAAAAGTTCTGTGAATCATACTACAACATACCTATTTGAAGCACCGGAATATACTTTAATAGATAAGATTCTAACCAATAAGATAACCCAAAGCACTCGCGTTACTCTTACGGGAAAATTGAGGGATTGGTTGGAATTGTTGATATGGAATGTCAATAAGACAGATGATAATCCTTTAGGGGTAGATACGGGATGGCAGCTTGGCAATATTCCAGATACGGAATATATGACATTATCATTTGACGGGATAGATTGCCGTAGTTTATTATCAGAGCTGGCTTCGGCGTATGGCTATGAGTATTATGTACATGACCATACGATAATTTATGTATCACGCATTGAAAATGAAAGAAATCTGACATTTACACAAGGGCAAGGTGGCGGATTGTATGAGGTAGAGCAAAGCAACGTTGATAGTGGTGATGTTACTACCCGTGTATATCCAGTTGGTGGAACAAAGAATATGGCTCCAGGGGAAGGCGATGAAGAAGGACGTTTAATGTTACCCGAAAAGTATTTGGAAAACTTTTCAGAAACCAATCGGGCAGTTGAGAAAAAGATTGTCTTTGATGATATTCATCCCTCTTTTACTGGTTTTGTTGAGAATCCTACGGGGGAGAATTATCGTGAGTTTATATGCCGTGATATTGATTTTAATATCGACGAATTGGCTATTGGCGATGATGCGCGTATTAATTTTCTCACAGGAGATTTAATGGGAAAATCCTTTGAATTTAAGTGGGATAATTCTAATAAGAAAATAACCCTAATCTACCAAGAAGATGAATTGGCTCCCATTGACCCGGAAACCCAAAGCAGACCTCTTATCCCATCAGCGGCCAAACATTTGAGAGGTGGTGAGGAGTTTAATTTTACCGGTATTCGTCTCGGAGAGTCATACAAGCAAGCTGCAATATCAAAGTTACGTGAGAAAGCTACGGATTGGCTTGCTTTTAATTCGCAAAAAAGGGTAAAGTTTACTCTTGATGTGGATTATCGTTATATGAGGAAAAAGGGTGGCTTAGAGTGTGGGGATTTGATAACTGTAAGCATACCGTCGCGTAATATCAGTAGAATTATTCGTATTGTTTCTACAGAAAAGAATCTGAAGACTGGAAAACTTTCGTGTGTCGTATCAAACTATCTGACTGAAAAATGGGAAGATAAGATTGAGGGGCAGATCAGTTCTATGCAGGCTACTATAAATGGAGGTGGTGCTGGCAGTGTTACTGTTCTAGAAAAATATGATGAACGGCCCCTAACAGATAAGAACGTATTATCCTCTTTACGTACTTTATTGGAGATTGCGAAAAGAGCCTTAAGTAAAGAACACTCGGACTCTACAGATTATTTGCTTAAACTCCTTGCAGGCGGTGAGTTCGGCGAGTTCGTAGACAGTATGATTGCCGGCAAGGGTGCAGGGATATTTCCTGATGGTAGAGGACAATTTGAACGGTTGGAAGTCCGCGGTTCACTGTCAGTGCTTGACTTGATAATAAACCAGATTCAAGGAATGGAGTCTGACTACTCCTTTACCGAGATTGGCAAGATAGAATCCGTGGAGGATTTGGGCGAGAGCACCTATCGTTTGAAAATAGAGAAACGCACGGACTTCGACTTCATGAAGTTCCAGGAGAATGATGTCTGCTTCTCCATCATTAATACACTGCTTACGGGCGGTTCCGAGTATCATACAAGCTGGATGCGTATTCTTACCACCAATGCGCAGGAGAACAGCATAACGGTCGTGCTCTATCCGGACAGCGAAGTGCCTGGAGGCACGAACTATCCGCCGTTGGCCGGCTACAACGTAACCCGCAGGGGGAACAGTACGCTTCCTGAAGAGGGTGGCTTTAACGAACGGGCGCAGTCGTGGATGATTTCTTCGCGTGAGGGGCGCATCATGTTTTTATCAAATGTCTATAAGCCGATATTGGAGGACTACAACTATGCGCTGACTATCGGAAAACTCCCTAACATCAAGGCACTCGAAAAGCTGCCGGTGACAACCGAAGATGTTGGCATCGTTGCACAGACGGTCATTGCCGAGAAATTCTATCAGTTCGATTATAACGGTGATGTCGTACCCAACAAGGTAGACCGGGGTGTCTGGTCGCTGGAAACGGCCCAGAGCGGCGCTCCTTACCGGTTTGTACAGCACGAACTGTCGAAACCTTCCGGCAGTGAATATACCCTGCTGGAACAGCATACGGTCTACCATCTTGGCTGCAAGTGGGGGTGTCTGTCAGATAAGACAACCGACGAACCGAAGTGGAACTCCCCTTCATGGGGACTCCTTGAGGGCGACAGCAGGTATTCGCTTCAGCTCTCCCTTTCAGGTGGGGAGGCATTCGTCATAGGCGGTGTGGATACGGTAATGTCCGGACGTATATATTTCGGAACTACGGATATAACGGATGATGTGATGGCGGACGGTGCCACCGAAGTGGAGTGGTTCCGTGACAGCGGAAATGTACCGGCAGATAACCTCTGGACGCCTGAGTACGTGGATGGCAACAGGCTTGCCATCCATATCGACAACGGGAATCAGCACGGGGTCGGTTCAGACTTCGGCTTTGTAAGCAGGTCCGTTGCCTTCATTTGCCGGGTATACATTCCGGTTGAAGGGGAAATGCAGCAGATAGAACAGAGATTTGGTTTTGACATATTATAACTATGGGAATAAAGAGTAACAAACAGCAGGGGCGTATTTATGTGAGTCCCCTTTCCATCCAGGGAGAGATAATTGTACTGTCGGGCAGTCCCGTGCAGACCTATGACAAGCAGCTGCGGGAATACAGCCCCGACCGGACCCTGACACCGCTGGTCATCGTGCCGAAGGTATCGGCGTTCGACGAGAAGATGGTATTCGGTGAAATGGAACTCACGGGGGTGGAGTGGTTCGAGGGCGCACCCCGTGACAAGTCGGCCAACCGTATCGTCGAGGGCGAGTATTACAGCATTTCCGACGGTAGCGGCGGTGTGCCCAAATATGCGCTTACCATCCGGAAGAATATTCCGCCGGAGAAGCCGGTGGAGTATTTCGGCATCGCGATATTCACTGACCCGCGCACGAACCGCGAGGTCAGGGTCGAAAGGAGCATCAGGTCGTATTCGCACCTGTACGACAACAAGGCGTATTCGTTGCGCCTGAAGGGTGATTCCGTGATGGTGACCGACCCGCTTCGCCTGGCCGACCGTTCCGGTTATTGGGACAGGGAGATAGAACCGCAGCTCTATACGGGCACTGAACCCGTGGATGATGAACACGCCGCATACTTCTGGGACATTCTTGAAAACGGAGCATACCGCCCGGTTACGCCGGATGACCCCGGCATCGTCTGTCATGACGGGAACGGAGTGTACACCCGTAAGCTGATGTATCAGGCGAAGTATGTCACTGGTGCAAGTTTCCGTTGCCGCGCCTGTGAATATGCGGGCAGCAGACCGCAGGCCCCTACGGACGGGCGGCTGGAAAAGGTTATTGAGGTAAAGACGGAGATGGCCATTTCCCTAAATTGCGAAATTATCCAGACAAAGGGTTTTACCCTTTCCGATGATATGAAGCAGCCGAGCGCCTATGAAATACGCATCTTCGACAACCGCCGCGAGTACGGTACAGAGTACGATGACCTTTTCCGTATCACATGGAAAGGCCAGAGTGCGAAGCCGGGCGAGCCGGAGAAGGTGCTGGCAACCGGCGGGCGGACGCTGGAGTTCATTCCCGCGGACAAGGGTTTCCCGGCAGGACATATCTTCCAGGTGTGGGCGGAAGTGGGGCTTCTCACAGGTGAGTCCCTGATGGGCGATGAGGAAGGCGCCGTTATATCCTCGCAGGTTGACGGAAAGACGGTATTCATTGCCACGGGGCCGGTATATGAATAATTGAGTAACAACTTTAAACTTTAATCAATATGTACGTAATTGTAGAAAAGGCAAAACTCGAAGGCAAATTCTTTGGGATAATGAATACCCTTCCGGATGGCAGGGTGTACATCCCTATCAGTGAGATGCGGAATGTGGGTACTCTTCTTGACATCGACATCATCGGTTCGGCACGTGAGTTAAAGGAACTGATAGAGAAACAGCAGGAAGCGATGCAGGGTACGGAGGACATCGACCCCGGTTTCAGCGTGACACCCGGAGAGGAAGAGGAAATAGACCCCGGTTTCAGCCAGGAGCCGAATCCGGACAGCGACAGCGGGGCGTCGGAAGAGGGTGATGGCAGCGTGACCGGTCCGGAACAGCCGGCCGGGGCAAAGACTGACGGAAAAAGGAAAGGAGGCAGACGATGAACCAGAATCAAGTGACCGCTTCACTGGCTATCGTGGCGGTGAGCAACGGAACAACTGTCAACGGGTATGTACGCGTGGACAATGGTCCGCTTATCCAGGCATGGACAAAGGGAAGTGACAAGTATACGCCGGACTTTGAAGCACTCGCAGAAGACAAACACCCTATTGTCATCGTCGTATTGCGGGATGTGAGCAGCGGGCGCATCCTCATTCCTTCCAAACTTGTATTCAAGTATAACGGAACCGAACTTGCATTCGGGGAGGACGGGCTGTGTACTACGGAACAGTTTGCCGGTACTTTCAAGCGCGTAACCGGATACAATGTCAGTGTGGACTCGCAGTCCTATCCCATGACGGGACTTCGGGTGATGAAGAATCTCGTACCCATCTCCGGATATGACAATGACCGCATAACCGTTTCCGGTGAGGTTGAAATCGGCGGGCATACGGTCGCATTCAACGAGCTTGCGACGGATGTTGTCATCCAGGAATCATCGGGTAAACAGTATGAGTTATTCATCACTTCAGACAAGGGTACGCAGATAATCAATCCGTCCGAAGTGCTGACGTTGAAGGCATCGCTGTACAGTGGCGGAGACCTTATCAACGATTTGGGCAATATTACGTTGCAATGGAAGAAGCAACTGCCATCGGGAGAGGCCAACCTCGGAACTCAGGGAACCCAGAACATTGCCGCGAATGATATTGACGGTTCGCTGGTGGTAAGCTGTGAAGCTGTGCAGAATGCGAAGGTCATAGCAAAGGGCTTCATTACCGTGTTCGACCTCTCAGACCCTATACTGGCGGCATTCAAGGTCAAGGGGCTTGCTTCTGACGGGCAGATATATCCGGGAGAGACGGGAACGCTGACGCCGTATGCCTATAAACGCCAGTCCGGAGAGGAAGTGGCGGTGGCAAGCTGGGACTTCGCCACGTTTGACGGAGAGAACAATCCGTTCACACTGTCGGGAAAGGATAGCAACAAGTTCCAGGGCAAGGACATCGCACTGACCTATACGGATGCGGCGCGGGCCAAGACGTTCAGAGTAATCGCAACGAATACAAATCCTATTGAGCTATGATGGTGACAGCGTTTTTGAGTGTCGTGGCTGTCAGCGAGCCTGACCCGGTGGAATACGTTGACATCGAGTGCCAGCCGGCTGCCATCTCTGTGGACTGTAACAATGTGCAGCTTACACCGCTGAAGCTGAAAGCCTTGCACCGCAGCGGGGCTGATGCGGCCCTTCTGGATGTATTCTGGCGGCTGCATGTCCAGTCGGCCGGCAAGGACCTCGGTACGGCGGATTCCCCCGGTGCATCGTCCGAATGGGAATACTACCTTCCATCTGACAAGTGGGGCAATGCGGATTCCGTGATTGTGGAAGCGTACCGTGATAGTGCCCGCGAGACCCTTCTTGCTCAGAAGAGGGCCAGCATTGTACGGCAGAACCCGTCTCCCTTCCCGGTCGATGGTGACTGGAAACCGCTGCCGTTCAAATACAAGAACGGGGAATATTTCCTGGATAAGGAGAAGGGGTTTGTGTTCATGTGGATGAATCCGGTGGCCGGAAACAGCGAGATGCACCCGTTCGATGATGTGGCCCAGAACCCGGACACTACTTCCTGGAAATCCATCCAGGAATACCCGCTACTGGGTACGCAGCTTTTGCTTGCCAGGAAGATAGATGCAGACCTCATTGACGTGGATAACCTGAAGGTGAAACATCTGGAAGGTGCGGACGGGGATTTTACCGGAAAAATCAATGCAAAAGAAGGTTCTGTCGGGGATTTTGATATTTCCTCAGATTTGCATGCCCGAAGAGGCAATGATGACATGCTGCTTTCAGCCTCACTGATACGTTTCAGGAACCAATACGTGTCCACATTCATCGGGGCCGACACTATCCCGGCATCATCCGGCGGAGTACTTATATCTCCGATAAGAATTGAGGTGAGCCGCAGCACGGCGTCCTACTCAGCCGGTATAAACACATGCCTTCATTCGACGGTATATGGCGCTAAAAGTTATGATGATTTTGTAGAGACGGGGAATCATGTGCTGTTTGCACCTAAAGGCGATATTTGCGGTTTCCGGTTAAGGACGAGAAGAGTTGACAGTAATATAACCTTGTCCCTTATGGACAGTATCATTATGGCTGTATCCAAAGGTATTACAATGAATCTTCCGAGCAACGCCGAGGACGGGCAAATCTATTTTATAAGAAACCATTCAAACGGTGACGTCTATGTGTATGGCCGGATAAGCCCGCTGGGGTATCCTACATCGGGAACGACAAAAGTTCATATAACAGGGGGATGGCTGGCTATTTTCATATATGACAAATTTAATAATATATGGACGGGTAATAGGTTCTCGTCCGGTTGGTAAATCAAAATGAGGTTGGATATGCTTTTAAAACTCAACGACAAGCTGCTGCATTTTCTTGCATGCCTTGCCATCACGCTGACAGCGGGTGAACTCTGTGCCGTTACGGCAGGCGTGACGAAAGAAGCCGCTGACTGGATGTATAAGAAGAACTGCAAGGTCGGTTCGGGCTGGGACTGGGACTGGCTGGACATACTTGCGGATGCTGCCGGCATAGCGGTCGGCAGCGTATTAAGGAGATTGGTATTCGATTATTAATGTAATAAAAAGGATTATGTTAGACACATTATTGGTTGCGCTGGTTATCTCAGTAGATACCGCGCAGGTAAAGGAATTTCCGCAGAAGGCGGAAGTCGAGTTCAAGAAAAATGATTTAAAAGAGAATATCATTAAGTCAGCCTTGAATTTCCATAACAGCGGAAAAAAGGACGACAAGACCTGGAACTGGAAGATTCAGGATGTGGTGTTCAAAAAGGATTAAAACAATGTTCAATTTAAAAATCATAGTAGTATGGGAGCTATAAAAACGATGAAGGAAGTCGAAAGCGCACTTCCCCAGAAAAAAGAGATAAATTATGTACGTGCTTTGGATAAGGACCGCAATCCGATTTTAATCAATAAAGAGGACCTGGCGCAAGTTGTGGGAGAACTGATTGGTACAACCACTATTGAAAAAGCGGGGTTGTTATCTCCGGATTTATTCAAGGTATATCCTCATTTTGTAAATGCTTACGATTCTGTATATAAGATTGCAGACAATGTGACTGACTGGTATCGTGCCCCGATAGCGGTCTTATGCAATGATTCTGCTGATACGTGCATGGACTTTTTATCATTTATATACATACCAGATACAGGTTTGGCGGCTTCCTTAAAAAGAATTTTAAAAAAACCGCTTCAAGTAAAATACTACATAAAAGGACGTGACCTATTCGTATCATTTACATTCAATAACGAGTTACCTAATCATGCGTATATTTTATCGCCTTACGGTGTCCAATTGGTCGGAACACCGGACATCATCGACGATAGCTTCACGGAGATAACGGAGACGCTATAACGGGGGGTATTGTGCGGCAGTTGGCCACGGCTTGAATGGTTTTTCACTTTCTTTTATACGGACAAACACCTTTCCGTTGCCGGCCGAAAGCCGCTGCGTTATATAACCGTCATAGGAACGTACTTCAAATAGACCAAAACAATCGTTAGTCGGCATATTTTGCCACGCTCCGCCCCATAGGTTTACGAAGTATGTTCCTGGTGTTGTATATTGGTCGGCATCTTTGAGGTTAGACCGCTTCTGTTTGATAGCTCCACCATCGAGCAGTTCTCCCACGTCTCCAAAACCGATGTGGGAGAACTGATACCAGTTGTAACTCCTGAGAAAGACGGATTAAGTAATTCCAAGTTTGCAACAACAAAGATAAAATCAGAAGGCAAACGTAGCGTATTGCTATACCGTTCATCATCTTCCCAATGGGCTCCTTTTGCTATCAGAGTATCATGTATATCCACAGGTGAACCATTAAGTGATTTTTGCGTTTACATTGCTGGTAATACTATGGAATTACAAGATTCTACAAAAGTATATGTCAAATACCTATATGGACAACCCAATAGCGATACATACCTAAAAATGAAATACGAAACTGACCATAGAATATCCATATACTTGACTTCGGACAAGTCATTAGGCGATAGAACTATTGTCAGAGAACTGATAGTTAGAGATTCAATGTACGATATGGCTACACAAGATGATGAAATTACCGGACTGGCAGATTGCACTATTGTGCAATAGGTTTTATCTCCTTGTATGATTCGTCTATGAAACCAATATCTTTAATTATATCGCATTGGGTACTGCAATCGTATTTAAAGTAAACAGATTGCCCTTGTACTACAGTGAATACTACGTAAACATCCCAATTCTTATAAACTACTTTTATATCGGTAAACCCGGATGGTATGGAATAAAACTCTCCGACTATTCCATCGGAAGGTACTTTGTTTGCGTAGGTTGCCAATCGAACCCCTACGTTGTAGAAATTATGGCTGCCAATGATATTGAGACTTATTCCGTTCCATTGGACTTGATGGGTATAATGGATTGCAAAAGAGTTTGTAACACGTAATTTTTTCCATAACAGTTCTCCCACATCGGTTTGTAGCTTCCCGTCCAAAAAAGTACATTTGGCTTAAAAATGGATAAAATAAAATACCGCTTAGTGTATAATCGAAAGAAGCAGCTAAACAAACAGGGAATGGCCCTTGTGCAAGCTGAAGCCTTGCTTAACCAACGAAAAGTATACTTTAAAACGAACATTTATCTGAAACCTGAACATTGGGATAAACAAACTTCTCAAGTGTGTAACCATCCTCAGGCGAATGACCTGAACACAATGCTATTCGAGTTTGTCTTACATTTGCAAGCCATTGAATTATCATTTTGGAAGCGCGGCATTCCTGTAACGCTATCACTACTTAAAGATGCGATAAAGAAAGACAAGCCGGTCAATGTCACTTTCCCCGTATTTGCCAGAATCTATGTGCAGGAATCCGACCGTAAAAGAAGTACCAAGGAAAATCTTCTGACAACGGTAACCGTACTTCAGGAATTTCGTCCGGGGATAGATTTTAAGGATATTACCTATACTTTTTTAAGGGATTTTGAAGTGCATTTGAAAGAGAAGGGAAATAGTGTCAATACGATAGCCAAACATCTCCGGCAGCTTCGTACCTTGGTGAATGAAGCCATTAATCAGGGTTATATTCCTTCCGATGCTTATCCCTTCCGGAAGTATAAGATAAAGCAAGAGAAAGGGCGGAAAGAATTCCTGACTCCGGATGAGTTGAAGAGGCTGGAGAACCTTGATGTGGACAAGAAGCTTCGCCATGTACTCGATGCCTTCCTGTTCTGCTGTTACACCGGCCTGCGCTATTCCGATTTCTGCCAGCTTACACCTGAGAACATTATTCGTGTGAATGGTAAGCGGTGGCTTTATTTCAAGTCTGTCAAAACAGATGTGGAGATAAGACTTCCGCTACATCTTCTGTTTGAGGGTAAGGCATTGGCTGTATTGGAACGTTACGATATAGTAACAGATTTTGCTAAAATCGGACCTAATTCAGAAGCCAATAAGTATCTTGTCCAATTAGCTGCCCTTGCCAGGATAAGGAAGCACATAACCTATCACACGGCCCGTCATACTTGTGCGACCCTGCTTGTTCACCAGGGCGTTCCGATTACCACCGTCCAGAAGTTGTTAGGTCATACTTCTGTCAGAACTACAGAGGTGTATTCAGAGGTTCTTTCTAATACAATAATACGTGATTTGAAGGCTGTAAAAAGGAAGAAAAAGACACCTGATTTTAGCCGTGTGGTAGAATGTGGGTAGATTTTATAGATTCTACTGATATTCTACCTCTACCTACTCGGAATGCTTTAAACAAAAAACATCCCAGCACTTCACAGTGCCGGGATGAAGCATGTCCTAGTCTTGTGTTATAAAGAGAATTTAGAGTTCTTTTTACCTTTTACTAATACCTAATATTATAACAACTTAAGATTTACTGACAATAAAACAAAAAACGTGCCAAAAAGTTTACATTTGTAAGTGATTAATTTTCACATTTATGCGACAGCTTATTTAAATATAAGTGTGGAAAAGAGTGCAACACTTCTACAATGAAGTTCTACAATTAATGATAAGGTATGTTTACCAGGTGTTTTTATAAAATATGTTTGTATTTCTCCAAAGCATTACTCTTCATTTCATTCTCCTCCTTAGTTAAGGCGAATCCCATATACTTACAGGTATGGTCATTGCGTAGGATACATATACACATACGTTTATAGGAAGGGATTTCCCGGAATTCCTCTATATCAATGTCGTCCAGGTAGTCCATCCGTACCGGCTTTTTCTCTGTCTTGTAATTGCTACTGTCACCTATTTGTATGGGTATATTGCGGTCTTTCAGCTTCTGTATGACTTCATCACTAAGTACACCGCCCTTTTCCTTCCAGAACCTAATGCTGGTTTTCAGTTTAGCCAAATATCTATTCCGGGTATGTTCTGGAAGGGTCGAAAGTAAAAACTCCATGAATGATTTCCATGTATATCCTTCCGGCAAACGGATGCTTTTTCTTCCTGCCGCATGAGTGTTGCCATAAAGTCCGGCAAAGCCAATCCCGTTTACGCGTCCTATCATCTTCCCCCATGTGTCAGGATCAATTACTTTGTACAGGGCAAGACTCTCGATAGCTTCGCTGATGAAAGGACTGGCCACACGTTGTCTGTCAAGGCTTACTCCGGCTTGATAGTAGAGGTCATATAGCTTATTGTAGTCCCAACCGAACTTGCCGTTGGCTACCCATATATCCTCCGTTTTCCAGTCGTACAGCGGGTATAGATTGTATACATTTTCATCTATTTCCGTACTCCACATGCAATTCTTATATTGCTTTTTTACTCCCCGGTAGATTGTGCGCCAGCGGTTATAGCTCTCTTGGGTACGTATGCCTACCAGGCAGCAAGTACGCCGGGCAGCTTTCTGTAGATGTAACCATCGGGAAAACTCAATCTGGAAATCATAATCCCACATTTTTCGGTTGTAAAACGGAAATTTATCTACTTTCATTGCGTCTTTCGGCATTTCTCTGACCCATGCCTCCTTTTTTTGTTCATCCCAGGGACGCCAGTAACTTTGATACATAGAGGTGCAGGTTGTTACCCGGAAAGGGACACAAATCCGGTATACATCCAGTATATCCCTGTTTGTTTCCAATACCCGGTTAACATAGTCAATGGTCATGCTGTATTGTACTTCATAGTCCATGTGAAATATTCCAATCTTTCGTTTCAGGCTGTTCTGACGGATATAGTCAATACATAGATTTAACAAGACTCCACTATCTTTGCCTCCAGAAAAAGATATATAAATATTATCGAATTCTTCAAAAATCATTTTTAATCTTTCCTGGGTTAATTCATATACATTTTTTTGATTCATATAGTACAAAAGTTTTAGTGGTGACAAAATTAGTCTAAAGCCCCAATATTTCCTATAACCTTTAACTTCTTCATTATCTGTAATGGTACTCAATAGAAGTGAAAGTAGTTCCTTTTGAAATGTTTATGTATATTTGCATTGTTCTATTATTCATTGAAAACATAACAAAGCTATGGTAGAAAAGAGTAAATATCAATTTGATGAAGCCTCGGTACAAGCAATCATACACTGGGCAGAAACAACACAATTACCGAAAGAGGTAGTATTGAGTGAATCCGAGCATATCTACGACACGTCTCTGTATGTCAGGGCGAACATCAACGATATTAAGCAACATTATCCGGATGAGTTTTACAATCCAGCTATTACTCGGCTTTATAGATTGAAAGAATTTGTAGAGGGAGGTTGTGTCAAAACGCTGACACAGCCTTTTTTTATGCGCAAAGCCCAGACTTTCTCAAGCCCGGGCTTTGTTATTACCCAAAG